AGCCGAACAAATGCGATATATTGTTGACGGTGATACGCGCAGCAATTCTGCGGTTTCAATTTGTGACATGCCTTGCTGAGCGCAGTCAAGAACGTGGCGGGTGAGCGCATCTGGATCGTATTTCATTCGTCTTCCTCCAACGCTTCGATCTGGCCAACGCCACCACAGTTGTCGCAATCTTCCATGACGGATTCAAAGTCGCCGTGCCAAGTTGAGCTTTGCCGAACCCAAACATCGCGCTCAACTTCGCCCTCGCCATCGCATTCAGGGCATTCAATTATATTAGTCATAGCATTGCGCTCCTGATGAACAATGGCACTGCAAACAGAGCCAAGAGGAATGTGATTTCGGCGGCAATTTCTAGCTTATGTTTCATTGTTGGTTTCTCCTAGTTTACGTTACGCAGCGCCAAAATAATCTTTGCGTGCTACGTTGATTTTCTCCTCTGGCGTCGCGCCAGCCTTCATGCGCTTTGCGTTGGTGATCTGGAACACCTCGCCAAACTCTACAAGATCGGATGTGTCAGCGATAAAGAAAGCACCGTTTGTCTTAAACTCAACAACCGCTGTTTCGCCGGCTTCGTCCAACACGCAAAGAATTGTGATGTCTTTGGCTGCAATTGTGGATGTGTTCAGCAGTGTCATGTTCTTGTCTCCCTTGTTTCTATCTATACAATCACACTAATCCGTAAATCATCCTATGTAAATACCTAATTTGCACTTGCACTAACTTTTTTTAGGATGTAACGTCCTATCAAATTAACCTTGGAGGGTGACATGAAGAAAGAAAGTCGAGTGGTCTTAACTGAAGCCCAGCATGAGGCGCTGACGTTAGCCGCCGAGCGCACTGGCATGGCGCTGGCCACGTTTATCAGGTCGGCGGCACTAACCGTGGCGGCCAATGCAGGCATTCACGCTGAACAGCCGCGAGCTGACTAATGGTCAACGGGCGCAATAAGGGTGCAAGTTTCGAGCGGGAAGTTGCCAACATGCTTCGCGATGAGCTGGGCATCGGCTTCAAGCGCGATCTGGAGCAATACCGAGCAGGCGCTCACGCTGACTTGATCCCAGACGATCCGGCATTCCCGTTTACCTTGGAGCTAAAGCGCTACAAGGACGGCCCAATCGGCGGTGCGCCTGCGTGGTGGGAACAAGTTAAAACCGCCGCCGAGCGTGAGCAAAAGATGCCGTGCCTGATTTACAAATACGACCGTAAGCCAATGCGATGTGTGATCCCGCTGGCTGCGTTGACTGATTGCGATCACGATCACACGGCAGAGGTCGACTTTGAGACTTTCTGCTTTATTGCTAGGGAGGCAATGCAATGACTGAAATAAAACTTACAGGCAAAGAAGACCTTTGCGAAGTTTCCGAAAAAAATTACTTTCCTACTGGTCGAAATTGGTCAGACGACAGCAAATCATTTGAAAAAATATTAAATGATAGTTGTGACTTTGCTCTTCGCCTTGGGATGCTTGAGGCGTTGGATTCAATGTTTCTGAAAATTAATGTAGTTGATGGGGAACCTGAATTTACGGCTTATGTAGCAATCGCTGACCACAAATTTTCGGCGTTAAAGGTTTTAGACAACAGCTTTATTCAAGGAGACGTTGATTGTGATATGAAGTTAAGATTTGATTATCCCGACAACGAACTTACGGCGGAGATTGTTGAATGATCCCTGCTGACAGATTATCCAACACGGAATACCATGCCAAAAAGGATCACATATCGTCATCTGACGTTAAGATGGTCCACAGCAAATCGCTAGCACATTGGAAGGCGAAGACATACAGCCCAAGCCCAGTGTTTGATATGGGAACCGCCGTACACGCAATGGTGCTAGAGGATGGCAAGGGTATCATCCGTGGGCCAGAGACACGCCGGGGTAAGGCTTGGACGGAAGCGCATGAAGAGGCACAGGCAAACGATCAGACCTTGCTGACCGCCGCCGACTATGACCTTGCGCGGAATATTGCCGATAGCGTGCTGTTTCATCCAGCTGGTCAGCGCATGGCTGGGCCGACAACGGTCAACGAGGCCAGCTTCTTTGCCACTGACCCTGAGACTGGGCTGAAAATCAAGTGCCGCCCAGATAGCTATTGGGATGCCAAAGGTGTCCTATACGATCTCAAGACGTGTCAGGATGCTTCACCCAGAGGCGTGGCGAAGGACATGATTTCGTACAACTACGCGATACAGCAAGCCTTTTACATGCACTGCATTGAGCAGGCTGGCTATGAGGCGTCACAGTTTGTATTTGTTCACGTCGAGAAGTCTGGAGCGTTTGCAGTCTCGACAAATATCATACATGAGGAATATCTTGACTGGGCCAAGGGCGAAATGCACATGACCCTGCGCAAGATTGCTAAAGCCAACGAGGCCCAGAAGTGGGACACTGGTTGGTCAGATCAAACTAATGTGATTGATCTGCCACGATGGCTGCGCTTAGATGCAGTCGAACTTTAATAGCTTGGAGAAAAACAGATGGCTAAAACAGACTTTAAACCCGTAATGATCCGCAATGTGGAATTTAAATATCCACGGCTCAACGCCTGCTACCGTTACAATACTTCGGAAAAGAAGAGCGAAGAGTGCGCGCCAACAGCGTCAAACGCGGCTTACTCTATCGCTTGGGAGATGTCAGCTGATGACGCTAAAACGCTGCACGCCGACTTGAAGGCACATTATGAGACGTGCCAGACGAAAGCGCCATTTGGTAAAATTTTCGGCATGAAGAAACTTGACAGCGGCAACTATGAATTCCGCGCCAAGCGCAACGGCACAAACAGCCAAGGCCAGCAGAACGAAAAACCTCGCGTCATTGATGGCATGAAGCAACCGCTGGCCGACACAGCTTTCTGGGGTGGCTCAAAGGGCAGCATCAAGGTGACAGCGTATCCCGTGACCGATCCAGACGGCAACGGTGGCATCTCGCTGCTGATTGATACGGTGCAGGTCACTCACGCAGTCTACGGCGGCGGCGGCCTTGATGACTTTGATGAAGTGCCGACAACAATGGCAGGCGGCGTTGACGCATCTTTGGATGACTTCGGACCGGCCACTGCACAGCAGGCAGCACCGGCGCAAGCTGAGCTAGAGGACGAAATTCCGTTTTGAGTATAAGAAAACCCCCGGCAGTTGGGACGCTGCCGGGGGTTAAAGTGAAAGCGAACCCACGATTGGATGGAGAAAGGTCCGAACATGCACAGACTAACAAAGACAAGCGACGTTGGCAAGAAAGAGCTGCTACTTGCAGCCGGTGCGCGCGACACTCGCATTAATCAAACCGGGTCAGAATACGACGGCATTACAATCGGTAAAATAGCTAAACTTGTTAGCGAGCCACAGGCCACTGAAAAGGCCGACGCATTATTTTTCATTCCGTCAACTTACCGCGAACACGATGGCAGAAATCACGCGACACAGCGCGAGCATGGCGAGTATTGGATGCTGGCCATTGACGTTGACGAGGGCGACCCATCTCTCACCGAGGTCAAGTCAGCCGTTGAGCGTGTCACAGGCAACGCATCCTCGCTGATCTATTCGTCATCCGGCGCAACAGAAGACAACCGCAAGTGGCGTGCGCTCATCCCGCTGTCAGAGCCGATCAGCGGTGAGGACTACGTTGACGCCCAGCTGGCACTGTTTGACCTCATGCAGCAGGAAGGCATCACTTGTGACGCAGCGTTGTCTCGCACTGGTCAGCCGATCTATTTGCCCAACGTGCCGCCAGCTCGACGTGACAACTTCGGACAGCCAGAGTTTTATCACGGTCTGCGCAATCGCGGTGAGGGTTTACTGATCCCAACCGAAAGCAAAATCTGGGCAAACTTGATTTTTAGGCGGAAGAATGAAGCCATCGCAGCAGAACGTGCCGCCGCCGAGCGCCAGCTGCGTGCGCAAAATCGTGCGCAACAGCGAAAAGATTTCGATGACGTTGATCCAGTTGCCGAGTTCAACCGTAATAATACAATAGCTGACATGATGCTGCGCCACGGTTACGAGAAACTTGGCCGATCAGACAGCTACCGCTCCCCAATGCAGACATCTGGCTCACACGCCACCAAAGATTTTGGCACGCATTGGGTCAGCCTGTCAGGCTCGGACCGGGCGGCTGGCATTGGCCAGACCAGCGCAGAGTTTTGCTGGGGTGATGCCTTCGATATTTACTGTTACTTTGAGCATGACAACGACATGCGAGCCGCCGTGCGCACCTACGCCGCCGAGCTGCGGCCCAGTAAGTTTGATGAGGTTAACCAACAGTTGCCCGAGCTAGATGACGGGCTGGATGACTTTGACACCATACCCGACCCCGAGATTGAGCCTGAGAGCCAACCTGAGCCTGCACAGAGGCTTGAATGGCCAACGCCGGTCGGAACTATCGACGAGGCCAGTTTGCCTCGCAGGCGGTGGATTTACGGGCATCACCACATTCGCGGCTTTGTCAGCGTCACGGCGTCAGCTGGTGGCATCGGTAAAACTTCGCTCACAATGGTTGAGGCGCTGGCTGTGGTCACTGGTCGGCCACTGCTGGGCGAGAAGGTACATGAGCCAACAAATGTTTGGATCGTAAATCTGGAAGATGACATGGCC